GTATTTAAATGGATTGGCAAATCATCATCAACATTGGTGCAGGTGGACTGTTGACAGTTGGTGGGTGGTTTGCCCGTCAGTTATGGGATTCAGTTAAAGAGTTACGCAAAGAAATGTCCGATATGCGTCTGCACGTTTCTGATGTCTACGTCAAGAAGTCTGAAGTCGATGGCTTTCGAGCGGACATGGACAAAAGGTTTGACCGCATTGAAATGCTGCTAGACCGTCTGTTTGAAAAGATGGACAGCAAGGCAGATAAATAATGGTTACGGCTAAAAAGGTCGTTGCTAAAAAAGCGGTGGTCAGTAAAGCACCCGTTAAGCGAGCCAAGCCTGTCCAGAAACAGGACATGACGGACAAACTACTTGACCTAATCAAGTGGGTAGATAACCCGTTCAAGCTCGTTTCAGTAATCCTGCTGTCTACTATATTTTTCTTGGGCTACCTTACTTGGGACAGCCGACAGGTCATTCTGGCAGCAATCAGTAGCAATAGCACCATGCCGCAACTCAAGACCCACGAAGAATTATTGCCATTGGCAAGCAGGCTGGTCAAAGATGTAAACGCTGTCGGGATCGTAATCAATAAGGTCAACCTAGCCACAAACAGCCGCACAACCATCCTTGCGATTGCCAACGGTGAGCGTAATCACAAACTTGAAGGCGTGACTGTCAGTCTGTTTGCTGCAAGTCCTGCAAGAAATGCGGACATTGTATCTATGCTCAACAACGAGGTTTCCTGCAAGCCTTTTGAGTCCTCATCTCCTGTAGGGGAGTGGGCAAAGTCGGTAGGGGTGACGTATATGTGCAGAGCCTCAATACCAAATGAGATTGGCAAGTTTGCTGGATACATCGCCGTTGGCTTTAAGTCTGAGCCGCAGGACATCAACTCTGTTAAAACCCGTATGATTCTAACCGCATCGGAGATGGACAAATGAACTGGATCAAAGAGAAGTGGACGCAACTTGTCGAGTGGTTTAAGGGGCTGAAATTATGATCCTCGACATCTTAGGTATTGGCTCAAAGATAATTGACAAAATCTTTCCTGACGCAAACGCTGCGGAACAAGCAAAGCTCAAGCTGTTGGAGCTTCAGCAGTCTGGTCAACTTGCACAACTCAATGCAGATATGCAAGAGCAACAGGAGCTTTCTAAGCGTCATTTGGCAGATATGAGCAGCGACAGTTGGCTATCAAAGAACATCCGCCCTATGACCCTCTTAATCATTCTGGCGGGGTATTTCACCTTTGCCTTGATGAGTGCCTTTGATCTGGAGACTCACAAGCAGTATGTGGAGTTGCTCGGTCAGTGGGGGATCATCATAATGAGCTTCTATTTTGGTGGCAGGACTGTTGAAAAAGTAGCCGACATGGTCGAGCGGCGCAAAACAAAGGAAATTGAAAATGCTGGTAAGTAAGGAAATGCTCCTAACGATCACAACGCCTGAGCTCGCTGAGAAGTGGGCAGACGCCCTCAATGAGACCTGCGAGCGCTTTGCGATCGATTCCCCCTTCCGTATCGCTGGATTCCTGAGCAATACTGCGCACGAGTCGGGTGGTTTCAAGTTCGTCAAAGAGAACCTTAATTACTCCGCTGCGAGCTTGATGCGTGTCTGGTCTAGTCGATTCCCCTCGATTGAGGTGGCTCAAGCATACGCAATGCAGCCAGAGAAGATTGCCAACAAGGTGTACTCCAGCCGCATGGGTAATGGCGACGAAGCCTCTGGTGACGGTTGGAAGTACATTGGACGGGGTTTGATTCAGCTCACAGGCAAGAATAATTACGTTGCCTACTCGATGGCTTGTGACAACGAGGCATTGACTAAACCTGAGATTGTCGAGCAGCCAAAGTACGCCGCCGAGTCCGCAGGATGGTTCTGGGATGTCAATAAGCTCAACACGCTCGCCGACGCTCAGGACGTTCAGGGCATGTGTAAACGTATTAATGGCGGATTTAATGGCTTAGATGACCGCCAAATGAAGTATTCGAAGATCATGGACTATTTCAATCAGCGGCAATAGAGGGTAAAATGGCAAACAAGGCGCTTTGTGATAAATCGCAGACAAATTCCATACAGGAAGCGCTATGACGACCTCATTTACCCTTACCTACGATAATCTTGTCAATACGGTCAAGCAATACCTTGAGCGTAGTGACGCATCTGTCGTTGAAAGAATCCCTACATTTGTGACATTGGCTGAGTTCGAAATTGCTCAGCAGGTCAAGACGCTTGGTCAGATACAGGTCGTCCAAGCCAACATGAACGTCGGCAATCCAATCATTCAGAAGCCTGCACGTTGGCGTAAGACAGTCTCGATGACGCTGAACAACGGCACGCAAAAAAGCCCCGTGTTCTTGCGCAAGTTTGAGTACTTACAGTCATACAACAACGAAGGCTCGACAGGTCTGCCAATTTATTACGGCGACTATGACTACGACCACTGGCTGGTCGCACCCACTCCTGATGATGACTACCAGTTCGAAGTTCTGTACTACGAGCGTCTGGCTCCGTTATCGTCAGAAAACCAGACAAACTGGATCACCAATAACGCCCCGAATGCGATGCTCTTTGGCACGCTCCTTCAGGCTGTGATCTACCTAAAAGATGATCAGCGCCAGATCTTCCAACAAAAGTACGACATGGCGATGGCAGCGCTCAAGGCTGAAGACGTTACCCGCATCGGTGACCGATCCGCTGTCGCAGTGGATTCGTAAGAGGAAAATATGTCATATATCAACCCATTTACAGGTCAAACTCTCTCTCCTTCAATGGTGGGATACGAAGAGTTTACGATCTCTGCTGATTTAGAACTTGCTTGGCCCGTAAACGGCAATGACACTAACGTGGTCGCATCGATCATCGAGGTGACTGCCACGGTCGTAAGCCTGAACTTGGTGATGCCATCGGCTCAACAGGTCTCGACTGGTCAGAGCGTCCTGATTCGCAACATCGGCGCAAACGCATTCACCGTCACTGATTTCTCTGGCAACACGATCGTATCGATCGCCTCTGGTATTGCTGAGTACATCTATGTGACCGATAACACCACCGATGACGGCACTTGGGAGGCGTTTACGTTTGGCGCAGGAACATCAGCCGCTAACGCTGCGACTCTCGCTGGTTATGGTCTCAAGGCAATCAACACCACGCTGAATCAGAACTACGCAGAGTCTTCTCTATTCTCCAATGCAGTTTTAAACAATACAAACCGTGCTCAGTTCTTGGTTTGGGCTACTGGCGTGGGGACTATAACCCTGCCAACAGCCGCATCAGTCGAGAACGGTTGGTTCGTGATGATCCGCAACGGCGGCTCAGGTATTGTTACCTTGACCCCAAGCGGCGTAGACACGATCGACACGAACGCCACTCAGCAGCTTCAGTTGACTGAGTCGCTGGTTATTGTTTCAAACGGAGTCAACGGCTACAGCACATTTGCATACGGTCGCAGCAACACGTTTGCTTATACACAACTTGCCAAGACAGTTGCTACTGGCACGTATACGCTGAGCGCTGTTGAGTACGCCAATGTAGTGCAGGAGTATTTCGGTGCGCTGACTGGCAACGTAATCATTGTGCTCCCATCGACTGTTCAGATTTATTACCTAAACAACCAGACAACAAATGCATTCTCACTGACATTTAAGACATCTTCGGTCGGTGCGGCGACAGTGACTGTCCCTCAAGGGCAGACGCTCACAGTAGTCTGTGATGGGACGAACGTATACAACTCAAGCTCAGCTTCTGGTGGATCGATCACGACACTCACGATTGGCACTGGATCTGCTGCGTCTCCATCGCTGAACTTTACTGGCGACACCAACACAGGCATCTATCAGCCTGCGACGGATCAAATTGGATTCTCTCTGAACGGCTCGAACGCCATGACTCTAAGCGCCACTGGATTGGCTGTACCCGCAGGAATCTCTGGAGGCACATTTTGAGCGCAAAGGTTATCTCGCTCAACATACCGCCCGGTATCCAACGGGATGGTACTCTGCTCGACTCTTTGACTTACGTCGACGGTCAGTGGGTTAGGTTTCAGAGAGGTCGCCCACGTAAGATGGGTGGGTACAAAGGAATATTCCAGAACGCTACGAATATCTCTCGTGGCATGATTATGCAGCCCGATAACGGACTGAGCTATGTCTATAGTGGATATAACAACGGCTTGCAGTACTGGGTAATGGATGATGATGACGGCGTCGGATCTGGTCCTAACCCCATCACAATGACCTCTGGCTTTACTGCAAATGCTAATAATCTGTGGCAGTTCGATCTTGGTTACGATGCAAATGGAACGGGTAATGAGACGCTGGTAGCGCACCCCGGTCTGAACCTCGCCAACATTGACAACACGATTGATACACCCGTCCTTATTGGAAATTTCCCAAGCGGTGCGATGTCGCCTGTAGGACAATTCACGGCTTCTGCGGCATTAAATGCTACGACCACTGCAACCGTTACTGGCACTGATGTACGAATAGGCGCAGGACAGCTTGTGACAGGCACAGGCATCCCATCAGGCACGACAGTGGTAAGTTCTGTGCCTTCTGGTGGAAACACCACAGTGACCCTCTCTTTGGCTGCAACGGTCACAGCGACCAGTACGCTCACGTTTGATAATGAGATCAACGTATCTGGCGGTTGTGTCCTGATCTATCCGTATTTGTTCGTTTATGGGAATAACGGTCTTATTCAGAATTCATCGGCTGGTAACTTTCAGGACTGGGTATCTGCCGATGCCAACGCCAATAACGTCGCCACTGGTAAGTTTGTCAAGGGCTTGCCTGTTCGAGGTGGTACAACATCGCCATCTGGACTGTTTTGGTCGCTAGATAGCTTGGTGCGAGTCTCTTATGCTCCGCAAACAATTGGCGCTAGTACGGTCTTCTGGCGCTACGACATTATCTCGACGCAGACCTCAATCCTCTCTAGCCAATGCGTGATTGAGTATGACAGTATATTTTATTGGATCGGCACAGATCGATTCTTGACGTACAACGGTGTTGTGCAAGAGATTGCAAATAACGCCAACATCAATTTCTTTTTCGATAACTTGAACTACAACCAACGCCAGAAGGTCTGGGCGAGCAAGGTTCCACGTTTCGGTGAGATCTGGTGGTTCTACCCCTCTGGTGACTCTGAAGAGTGCGACAACGCAATCATCTACAACGTGCGTGATAAGGTTTGGTACGACGCTGGGTTTGCGCTAGGCGCTCGACGATCTGCGGGTGTATTCCCAGAGGTGTTCAGGTTTCCGGTTTGGGCAGGCAATGAGCCCGAAGGTGGCAACACCATTCTGTGGCAGCACGAGACGGGTGTCAATCGGATTAACCTCTTGCAACAGACGGCGATTCAGAGCTATATCGAGACGAATAGTATTGGATGGGTGACGGGAGGACCGGGTCAACCTGCGCCCGTCGGCAACAACAATTGGATCAGACTTGAGCGTATTGAGCCTGACTTTGTGCAGTCCGAGCAGATGAGTGTCGTGGTGACTGGAAAAGGCTATGCGGAGGACGTCGATCAGCCCTCTGAGCCGTACACCTTTGAGCCAGACACACTGAAGGTCGACATGCGTGAGCAGCGCCGTGAGATGCGCCTGCGATTCCAGAGTAATGTTGTAAACGGCAACTTCCAGATGGGTCGTATTCTGCTGTCTGCTGAGATTGGCGATGTTCGTTCGACGGGCAACCCATGACGACTTACGATCCTCGTGGTATGTCTTGGGATCAGTGGTGTCCGCTTATGGCGGAGCTATTTGCCGCTCAGCAGCTTGGCACTGTCCCTGAAAACATGTGGAAGCAGTGGGGCAATGGATTAGCAGGTAATGGTTTTTTTGAGCGGAATGGTGTTCCGTCAACGCAAAATTTTGATTCATGGCAGGACTGGGCTGAGGCTTTGGTCGGCATTGTGAACGTGGGGTAGGTATGGACGAAAGCTACGAAGATCCTCGATTCAGCTCCTCACAGGGCAGGTGGGTCACATACAACGCCGACCAAGGTGCTGTCTGGGAGCCCCTGACGATTGCTGCGCCATTAGGACAGTACGAGGGAGGAGGCGACGCAGGCGGACAGTGGAGAGACTTCTCTCCTGAAGAGACCGCAGCCGCCGCAGCAAAGATCGAGGCGAACAGACTAGCAGAGCTACAGCGTGCCTCAGGGATCCTCGCTGATAATCCTTTGTCTGTCACTGGCGATCAAATACAGACACGGTACGGAGATGTAAACGTAGGTAGGTTCAAACCTATTGCTGCGGACGGACAGCCTATAACAGGCGAGACCGCTGCGCAACTGGTCGACCCGCAGACAGGCGCTCCAGTTTATCTTAGCAACCCTAATGATCCGTTTTCATATACCTATGACAATACGGGTACTCCTGCAATTAGCGGAACAGTGGCGCAACAGGCAGCGCTGTATCGCCCTATCGAAAACAAAGGCGTATTTGGTACACTTGGCGGTGATTTGCTATCGGCTGTCAAAGACCCGTACTTCCACAAGTTTGCTGCCGCAGCTGCTGCGATGGCAGGTGGTGCTGCATTAGCCGCACAGGGCGCAGGCGCCGGTGCAGGCGGAGCAGCAGCAGGGGCGGGTGGCGAGGCAGGATCGTTTATTGCAGCTGACATGGCAGCCAACGCCGCAGGACAGGGCGCATTTGATCTGGCTGCTTCGTTGGGGATGCCATTAGATCAGGCTGTCTCTCAGGGATTGATTACTGGCTCAGGCGCATTGACCGATGCAGGCGCTGCGACACTCTTGGGATCGAGCGGTGCAGGCGTGAGCGGATCGACCGCTGGAGGCTTTCTTGGAGGCTCTGGAGACATCCTTGCTGGTGCTGCAGGAACAGGCGGCGGTAATTTAGGTGCGCCCAGTCTTTTTAGCGGTCTTGGAAATCTGGTTGGAAGCATTACCCCAGCACAAGCATTCCAAGCTGCACGCCTTGCACTGCCAGTTGTAGGCGCTTTGACAGGCGCAGGACAAAGCAGTGGTCAAGGTGGTGGTGGTCAAGGTGTTGGTGGGCAAGGCGGTGGTCAAGGCGGTGGTCAAGGCAGCGGTGGTCAGGGCGGTGGTCAAGGGTACACACAGGGTCCGTGGAACACGTTCATGACTCCGACGATGATTAAGCAAGAGGGATCGGGTACAACTGTTATGCAGAACCCAGAGCTTGCCATGCTAGAACCGAGTCTTGCGAATCAATTGGCGCAATCAGGCGCAATCCCCTCTAACCTCGCTGGATCTAACGTGCCAAGTGTTAATTACTACAACTACGGAACGCCACCACAGACGGATTTCTTTGGTCAGTCCTATGATTCGCCACTGATGGCAGCAAAAGGCGGTAGCATCAAGAAGCCACAGAAACTAGCGATGGGCGGTCTGCCTACCGCTGATGTGGCGGACGATGAGCACATTCCTGAGTTCATCACAGGTGCGACTGGTCACTACGTCAAGGGTCGTGGAGACGGTCAATCTGATGACATAAAAGCCATGCTTGCGGACGGAGAATACGTATTTGATAGTTCGACTGTGTCTACTCTTGGTAACGGCTCTAGCGATGCTGGAGCAAAACTTCTTGATGCATTCCGTGAATCATTAAGGGATCACACAAGATCCGCACCAAAGGATAAAATACCCCCACCTGCATCTCCTTTGCAATACATGAAAGAAGCGATGAAAAGTACAGGTCGATTGAAATGAGAACACTGCCGTCTACTGTTTTTGTAAAAGGTCAAGTAGCACATAATCGTGGTTTACGCCATGAGGCGAAGTTGCGTGGCGACCTTCATTACTTTACTGGCATCGCATGTAAAAACGATCACGTTGAAAAACGAATTGTTAGTAATGGTCGGTGCATGGAGTGCTCAAGGCTGAATACTGCAAATGGTCGTAAAGCGGAAACAGATGATCAACGTGCAATTCGTTTACAAAGAAGTGCTGATCGTGCCTCGAAATGGCGTAAAAACAATCCTGATCATGAAAATACCAAGATTGTAAAAAAACTATGGGATAGAGCGCATCCCGAAAAAAAATACATGGATGTAGCAAAGCGTCGAGCTTCAAAACTCAAGCGCACGCCAGTATGGTTAGATGTTACACAAAAAGCAGAAATTGAATTTACATATTTGTATTGCTCTGCTTTAAGATCTATTGGTATGGATGTTCATGTAGATCATATAGTTCCATTGCAGGGTAAAACAGTATCCGGTATGCATGTGCCGTGGAATCTGCAAGTCATTCACGCAAAAGACAATTTGCGCAAAGCAAATAATTTGAGGACTACATAATCATGGCATCATTAACTCAAGGCGGTGCGCTGCCAGATATCAGCACACAGCAGACGCAAACAACGTCAGCCCCTAGTTGGTACACCGACTACTTGCAGAACATCGCAAAGACGGGTGCAGACGCAGCGAGTAATGCGCAGTTTGCTGGCGTGCAGCCAATGCAGCAGCAGTCGTATAACATGGCGCAAGCCAACGTCGGCAATTATCAGCCCACGCTCAATATGGCGACTGGTTCCTTGCAGAGTGGCATCAATGCGACGAGCCCCTTAGCGGCTGGCAACCCATACCTTACATCAGCGGCAAACCCGACGTACAACACCGTCGGCAATTACATGTCGCCCTACATCCAGAACGTGGTCGGACAGATCGGTGACCTTGCACAGCAGAACATGATTCAGAACGTCGCACCACAGACGACAGCAGGCGTTGTCGGCTCTGGTCAGTTTGGATCAAAGCGTGGCGCACAGGTGCTAGGTCAGACATTGGCTGACTATGGACAGAAGACCACAGGCTTACAGCTCAACGCATTAAATACTGGCTATCAGCAGGCAATGCAGCAGGCGCAAGAGCAAGCAAGATTACAGGGTCAGCTCGGACAGACAGCGGGTCAGCTCGCCTCGGCAGGACAGCAGAACCTGATCAATGCCGCAGGTGTTGGCGGTAATTTGGCGACGACGACACAGAACCTCGGTCTAGCAGACGTCAACGCAATCAATACACTAGGTACACAGCAGCAGCAGATCGAGCAGGCAAGACAGCTCTTCCCTCTGCAAATGGCACAGGCGCAGGCAGGATTGATGCAGGGCATTAACGTGCCAACGAGTGTGACCTCTGCCTATCGAGGACCAGTCCCCGGTGCTTACTCAGCTTCCCCTCTGCAACAGATTTCTGGTGGTGCTGCGTTGTTAGGTGGATTAAGCACAACACCATTTGGAAAAGCGATTGGGTCAGGATTGAGTAGCCTGTTTGGAGCGGAGACAGATCCTTATAAGAACGCTCAGACAGCTATGGAACAATATGGCGCAGAAAATGTCTACGGATTCGGTGGTCAAGGGTTAGTTCCAGACATTGATTATAGTAATCCAATGAATATTATTGATTGGGAATAAATCATGGCAGCATTAACTCCACCAGATATCGACAATCAGCAGTCGCAGAAAGAATACTTTGACGCCTTAACGGAGTCTCTGAAGGTATTAGAGAACCGCAAGGGACCTAATCTATTTAATGTGGCGGCGGCGTTCTTTAACCCCGGTCGCACCGGATCTTTCGGCGAGGCTTTAGGCAACGCCGCTGGTGCAATGGGTGCAGACCAAGAGCGTGATGAGCTGCGTGCTCCTCAGATTGCTCAGATGCGAGCTGCACTTGCAGGACAGAAGTACGACGTACAGAAGAAGGCAAAGGCATACGAGCTTATTGCTAATGCAATGAACCTTGGAAGCCCTGAGGCTGCACAGCAAGCACTTCAGACAGGTAATGGCTTATTCGGCATCGGCAATAAGTTCACGCCTGAACTGTATTTTGCTATCTCTCGTTATGACCCCAAGATCGCAGAGACAGTCAAGAACGCCGCAGGGATGGATATCGAGCGATACAAGGCACTGATCGAAGCCACCAAGATGAACATGAGCATCGCCCAAATGTACGATCAGTTTGGTAAAGATGTGACCGATAGGTTTATAACGCTTCAGGGTGGTCGTCCACCTGCAAGCGGTGCGCCATCAGCACCTGCAAGCACGCCGCCAGCTACGTCATCGACTGCGCCTGAACCTAAGCCATATACGGGTTCTGCGGAAGGAATCCCTGCGGTAGAGGATCCAGAAGAAGTCAGAAAACAAGCTGAAATAGACGCACTGAAGAAAGAGTCCAGAGTGCAGCCTCCTGCCGCCCCCGCAGCATCACAGACAGGCGTACAGCAATTTGGCTACGAAGAGATTGAACCAAATAAATTTAGGCTGAAATACAGCGGAAGAGTTTTCTCCGTCCCTCCAAATTCCTCACCAGCAGCAGCTAGAAAATTTATAGAGGATGCGCTTGCAGCAGAGCAGGATATTTACAAGAAAACTGTTGAAGCTGAAGCAAAGCCGTTTGAGAAAAAAGTAGAAGATATTTTAAATTTTGACAATACAGCGACAGCAGTCAACCTCGATCGAGTTGATAAAATTCTGACGATTGTGCAGAAAAATCCTCGTATCACAGGTATTTTGCAGCAGACGGATAATGCCTCAGGTCTTGGAAAATATCTGATGGCACTTGGCGCTGCTGCACAAGAGGGTATTCAGGCAGGAAAATTTGGTCAGTTTTCGTTGCCAATTGAGAAGTTCATAAATACTGCCAATATGACTGAAGATCAGAAGGCTGCTTTAGGTGAATTGACTCGATTGATCAGCCAAGAGTTCTTGGCAGGCATGAGAGCGAACCGTGGTCTTCTTGGGGTGAACCCAACGGATAACGACGCTCGACTGTTTCAGGCTGCGGCAGAAAATCCCACGAGCTTGGCAAGAAATATCTATTCTTGGGCTCAGGGTCGTGCGGCAGAGTACGAGAGCATGAACGATATATATAAGGGCTACTCTAGGTTTAGGACAGAGCGTGGTCGTGGGGTTGATCCTGCGTTGTTCTTTATGGATGAAAGTAGCCCATATCACGCAGGTATCAGATCCTATACTGAGCGCCTGTTGAAGGTTAAAGAAAACACACCGGGGATGCGATAATGAGCAGAGACTTTTATGCACCGTTTGACGCATCTGATACGGCAAAACCACCGTCTAATCGTTCTGCGTCGCAATCTACTGCGCCATTTAATCGATATGCGCCTTATGTGGAACCAACCCCTGACCCCAAGCCAGAGCCTGAGAAGCTAGAGATCGAGCCTCGCAACGAATTCCTTGATGAAGCGGCTAAGGTTGCGGCGGGTGCGGCTGGCGCAGGTGTTGGTACAGGATTAAGGTATCGATCGGGGATGTTCGGACCGGAGGCGGGTTCGAAGTTCATGCTCTCACGACCCGGCATGGGCGTCGATCAGTTAAGCCAGTTCAGGCTCGGTACGCAGCCCGGTCAAATCACCGAAGAGGCACGACGCAATCTCCAAGATCTTTTGGCTAAGATGGAAGGCGCTGGGTCTGTCTATTCCCAAGAGGGGCGTGTGTTGCGTGAGTCGCTTGAGAGAGCCATCGCAAACCTGCCAGAAGCCTCTATGGAGCGAAATATCGCTATTGCTAGACTGGCGGAGCTCGGTGGCATTAAAGCGCCTCCTGTGCCTCCTTTGGTGTCACTGGCATCATCAGGTGGCGATGACATAGTGAACCGCATCCAGAGCGCCACAACAAGCGCAGGACAGCCCGTATCAGGACTCTCACGGGCGATGGGTCAGCATGAGTACGAGATGCAGGCAAAGATGCTGCGTGATGCGGGTGTTCGCACTGTGGACGATCTAGCCAGAATGGGTATCGTTGACCGTAATTTCGCACAGTACATGGTAGACAATGGCATGCTACTTCCGACACAGGAAGGTCGTGTCTTGGTGCGCCCTCAGGTCTTGATGGGTGAAAGCGGTCAACCAATTTCGGCAGAGGATACCGCAGCAAGACAAGCGGCAGCAGACGCAGAGGCAAGACAGGCTGCTGCACGCCGTCAAGCAGAGATATTGCGTGCGCAAGAGGTTGAGAGAGCCCGTATGGGACTTAGATCGACCGCACGTGATGTGTCAACGCTCGAAAGCACGATCCCCAAGCTGGCTGAAAAGCTCAACGTAAATGCAAGCACGGTATCGCCTGATGTCCTGAAGCTAGATCCGAATGTACGCATGGCGCAAGAGGCGCTGTTGGATGCCAGAGCAAAGATGCCGTCAACTCTTGGGTATGGTATGCACGGTCTGAGACGGGCTTTGCCATTAGCTGGCGGAGCTCTCTCTGGTGCAATGACTGGTGCTTCAGCGCTTGATGCCTACCAAAGAAGTCAGAAGGGTGACCCGATTGGTTCTGCTATCGCTGGAGCAACGACAGGACTGTCAGCGGCGTCGCTGTACCCTCCGCTTACTATTCCTGCTGGATTGGGTGCTCTAGGCATGGAGGGCGTGATGTACCTGTATGACAAGTTCGGTCCGTCCATCCTGCCACAGCTTGAGAAAAAGGGTCTAATCCCAAGAAATTTCAATCCCGCAAACTATTCCGTAATGGATCAAAATTAATCTCCTTGAGACCTCGTTCAGGGTCTTTTTGCCCCCCTCATCAGGGGGCTTTTTTTATGCGTTGCCAGAGGGGGCGGAGAGCATGATCATTAGGTTGGCTTGCGCCTCCTCCTGATCAGCCATACACAAGGAATACCCCTCGTTAAAAGCCACCTCAAGCATCTTGGCGTGTAGTGACGTTGCGGTGATGTTGCCTGCGTCATACTCGTCAATTAGCTTTTCGACGGCTTCCCAATCAATCTCTATTGGCTCCTGTCCGTCCATTTGCGCCAGTCCTCCAGTGCCTTGGCTACCTCTGAGTTTAGGGTGCGGACAAACTTGATGCATGTGTCACGCTCTTCAGTGATCGCCTGTTGGCGAGCCTCTGTCTCAAGTTTACGCCCAAACTCCAGAAGGTCTACATCATCGGCATAGAGACCATCTGGGTTCTTGTTGTTGCACTCCAAGAAGATTGCCTTGATTTGTACGTCTGTAAGCATGCTTGCCCCTTATTCAGAAAATGTAAGTCGTTTGTGGATTGCACGGGTTCTCTCAACGTCACCCATGCAGTACGTCGCAACGTCTTCAATGCGACCGCTCTTGACGAAGTCCCATACCTTGCTGCCATCGATCTCATCACCGATCTCCGTACCCTTTGCATCGAGCCCGAAGACCTTGCACAACTTGGACAGGCTGACACGGTTACCTACCCCCGCCCATGCCGTCATGGTGTCGAACACGGTGTCGTCCCAAGGCTTAGCTTTGAATGGGAAGACAAGGGGAGGCTTAATCCCTAACATGACGGATCTTTGGAACAAGAACCGTAGATCAAACCCGACGATGTTGTGACCAATGAACACGGGTCTCTGGTTGCGGCTAGGATCGTAACGTGAAGAGACAGCTTCATAGAACGTCGAAATGACACGTTTCTCGTCATCTTTCCAGTTCGATGAGTAGACGCTGAATGGTTTCATATCATCGATCGCATACGAGATGCATACGACCTGCCCCATAGCGCCATCGAAGGATGTCTTGCGGTAGCGGTCATCGAATGACGCCTCGACCTCTACACGCTTGGCTGCGATGTACTCCGCAATCTTGACCTCGTCCTTGTAATTGGATGGGGCTTTGATTGTGGCAATCTCACGATCTGACTCCTCACGCAGGTAGGCGATGTCCGACTCTTTCTGTGCAGGGATCGTCTCAATGTCAAAATAGATGTTCATAATTCACCATTATTCAACAAAGATTTAGGAGTGACAGGAACGCCGTTTTTGACATCAATAACACCCTGTTGCGCATTTTTCTTTTCTGCTACGAGTCGCTCAGCTCTTTTGCGATGATAATACTCTCGCATAGATGCCTTTTTTCTTTCGTGTTTGATAAGCTCAATGTCATTCTTTGGATTTGCCTTTGTCGCAGCCCCAGTGACCTTTGCGATCTGATGCACAGAAAGCTCGTTGACTCGCAATTTAAGACTTTTGTAAGATTCTGAAATCTCCTCGCAACGATCCGTAAGCGATCGGACTTGGTATTGCAGTTGCGCAATCACGCTGTGAAAGTTTTCTTTCTCTGCTTTAGATATAAACATGGTTCTCTCCTGATAATTAAAGTAAAAGTTCTTTATGCCGCTGTTTGTGACATGGCTGACAAAGCCACATAACATCAAGCGGTTTGTCGTAGTCCTCATGATGCGCAAGACTTTTGACATTTCCGCACCGTAAACAAGGTTGTCGTACAAGATCACCTGATTTTATGGCTCTGGTAACAGCGTTATGACATTTATTCCTGCGCTTATCTGCCTGTCTCCAAGCCTGTGAAACAGCAGAAGCAGCCTGTTGCCTTTTGGGGTTTTTAGCTCTATCTCTGTCATATTGCCTAATGCGTTCAATGTTTTTGTTTCTGTTGTCTGTAACATCCTTTTTGTTGCACTCTTTGCATTTGTTTACATGACCGTCAGGCATATTGGGGTGTTTGTAAAATTCCTCCAACAGCTTGACGGCATTGCATTTAAAACAAGTTTTAGAACGAATCATGCTGCACTCCTTTGCGTGGAATACAACCATTATAGACCCGTTCTAATTAAAAGGTATGTCGTCAGTGTCATCTTCTTGCTGCGGTGCAGCAGACGACTGGTGGGGGTTACGTGACTGGAACTCAGGGCTTGCCATTACGATCTTCTTGATGCCCTCTGAGAGCGTCTCAAAGATGGCGTCGTCATGATCCTCAATTGAATACATGGCAGGCGTGTTGTGCGGCTCAGGAAGCCCTGCCTTCTTGACGTTTGCAGGCACAGGCATGATCGCTTGGATGTTGGTGTACTCCTTGCCGTTTGCTGCTGCGTCACGGGTCACTGAGAGCATCGCCCAGACGCCCAGAACATTCTTGAGCTCGAACCCACGCAGCTCCTCAGGGGTAAAGTCACGACCACGCCAAGTCTTCAAGTCATTACGCAGCGCTGCTTTCTCTGCGAGCGTGAGCGTGTAGCGCTTGGTGATTGAGAGTGGCTCACCCTTACTGGTAACCGTGGGCTGTCCGTTCTCGTCCTCAGACCAGACCTCGAACTGAAGCATGATCTTGTGTTGGATCTTGACCTGACCCATGTACTCGGATTTTTGGCTTCCGAGGTCTACGAGTTTATAGCAGCGTGCAAGGTGCATACCCGATGGTACGGGTGTAAAACTTCCGCCTTCGTTTGCTTTTGCGATGAGTGACATTTTTATCTTCCTATGGTGATTGTGTGTAAAACGGGACGCTGTGTAATCCCACATTCAAAACGGATGATGTTCCAATCATCCTCTGTTGCTATACCTTGAGTAGCTCTCTCAATTGCGTTCTCAAGTTGCTCCATTCTTTCAAGCTCTAGTTGGTAGTGCTCGTCTTCTCTCATTTGATTTCCTTGGTTATTTGTAGTGCGTGCTCAGAGCGAACGATCAGTGTCTTGTAGTAATCCCATTTAGCAATGGTCTCTGGATCTTTCGATGGTGCTGTCCAATTACACACACGTTTCCATGTGCGCTGTACGCTTGTGGCAGATGCGGGTGCATATGCGCTGTCGCCGTCTTTCAACATCATATTTTCAGTCATGTTTACTCTCCCAAAATTTATTAACGAAAACAGATTGTACATGCGTTAATAAAAAAGTACAATTAACTTTGAAATAATTAATGGAGTCGATATGACACTGCAAGAATACTTCTCTACACAGCCCCGTGGGGCTATATCTAGGATGGCTATCTATCTAGGGGTTTCCCGTACATGGTTATCGCTTATATCCAATGGACATGCGTCTCCCAGCCCAGTTATGTGTTCGATGATTGAGCGATTGACGAAAGGGAAAGTCAAGCGTAAAGTCCTGCGACCGGACATCTTCGAATGATTATGAATATTTATGTGATAACCTACGAAACACCGATAGTTAACAAAAGGAACACTATGAGACAAGAATTAGAATATAAGATTGATCGCCATCCTTTGAGCGCAGCCTTCCCTGATATGAGCCGTGAGGAGTACAGCGAGCTGCTTGACAGCGTGAGAGAGATTGGAATACAGAACCCGATCGTACTGTTTGAAGACAAGATCATCGATGGCTGGCACAGATACAGAGCCTCAGTAGAGCTAGATATAGAGTGTCCTGCGATCGATCTGTCAGAGGAGATTAATCCAGTCCTGTTTGTAATTGCACAGAACGTGAGCCGCCGTAGTTTGTCAGCAAGCCAACGTGCTCTGGCAATTGTGACGGTGAATGCATGGCGTAGAAGTGGTATGAAAAACAAGGGGGCTCTTCAGGAGCCACCTACTAAGTCTAATGAAGAGTTGTCAGATTTATCAAAGACATCAAAAGCAACTATTAAACGTGCAAAGCAAGTCATATCTGATGCCGTCACAGAGGTGATTGAGGCTGTGCAGTCTGGCGAGATTGGCATTGTCAAGGCATCCGAGATTGCTAAGCTGGACAAGGACAAGCAGGTAGCTGCGCTTACAAAGCCTGTGAAAAAGACTGTACCGAAAGAAGTCGTGCCTGACTACGATCCATCAGACGACCTACGAGAGACCATCTCTGTCTTGAATGAAGAGCTGGAGAAGGTGTCACGAGCCGCTGCCTTGGGCGTGCTAGAGGAAGGCATGGAGAGCGCCCAAGAGATCATGGAGCGTCAGGCTGAGGAGATCAAGCACCTCAAGATTGAGAATGATGGGCTTAAATCTATGCGTAACACCTTGCAAGTGGAAATTAAAGAGCTGAAGAAACAGTGCTCCTACTATCAAAAGAAGATGAAGGAAATTGAAAAATGACATTTAACATCGATGAGAGATTAAGAGATTATCAGGTAGACGGGCTGGACAAATTGAGAGAGGGAATTAAACAAGGACATAGATCGCAGCTCTTGTATGCGCCTACGGGTGCTGGCAAGACGGAGATTGCTATTGCGCTGATGGAGTTCTCACGGCGCATGGGTCGCAGATCAGCGATGATCATGGATCGTATCGTTCTCTGTAACCAGACATCGACCCGTCTTGATAGCTACGGTATTGAGCATGGCGTGTTGCAGGCGAGCCACTGGAGATACCGTCCGCATGAGCGGATTCAGGTGTGCTCGGCGCAGACGCTGGAGAAGCGCAAGAGCTTCCCCGGTCTCGATCTGCTCATCATCGACGAGGCGCACCAGACACGTAAAGCAACAAAGAAGTTCATCGACATGCATCCCAGCATTAAGGTGATTGGTCTTTCGGCTACTCCCTTCACTAAGGGTTTGGGCAATATCTTCTCGCACGTTGTCAACACAGTGACCACAAAGTATTTGGTAGATACTAAGATGCTCGTGCCTTTGCGTGTTTTTCTCGCTCGTGAGATCGACATGACAGGAGCCAAGAAGATTGCGGGTGAGTGGTCGGACGCTGAGACCACAGAAAGAGGAATTAAGATCACTGGAGACGTAGTCAACGAGTGGATCAAAAAGACTCACGAGATATACGGTCGTCCACGCAAGACAATCGTATTTGCGGCGTCCGTTGCTCATGGTGCAGATCTGGCATCTAAGTTCAACGAGGCAGGCTACAACTTCGTACCGATCAGCTACATGGATACAGACGAATACAAAAAGGAGGTCTTTGAGGACTTCGCCAAGCCTGACACAGGCATTCATGGCTTGATCGCTGTCGATATTCTGACCAAAGGCTTTGACGTTCCTGACGTACAGATCGGCATCTCAGCCCGTCCGTTTTCTAAATCGCTCTCCTCTCACGTTCAACAGATGGGGCGTGTGATGCGCAGTCATCCGTCCAAGGAGTTTGGTCTGTGGCTCGATCACTCAGGTAATTTCTTGAGGTTCAGGGATGACTGGGATGAGATATACGAGAACGGTGCAAGCGAGCTCGACGATGGTCGTGAGAAGCCCCAGAAAGAGCCGACACTAAAGGAGAAGGAGGCAGCTAAATGCCCTCGTTGTGGCGGTCTGTGGGGAAATAGCGACATATGCTCGCACTGTGGGTTTGTGAGACAGAGACGCAATGCGGTGCAGGATCAGCCCGGTGAGCTGGTGGAGCTTGAAGGCAAGTCAGTTACCAAGGACGACAAGCAGGAGTTTTACTCTGAGTTGTTATTTATGTCTGATGCTCGTGGCTACAAGGAGGGCTGGGCTGCGTGGAAGTACAAGGAGAAGTTCGGCGTGTTCCCTCGCTCGCTTGAGAAGGTGCAGAGACCTGTCTCGCTCAAAACCCTGAACTGGCTGAAGTCCCGTGCAATCGCTGCATCAAAGGCACGATGATGGAATTCATAGAATTTGTTCGTGCGCATGGGCTGATCGTCAACGACATCGACGTAGGTCGCTGGGTCAGGACGCCTACAACTGACCACCCCAGATCGAGGAACGGCGCATATAAGTACATGGGCGACGTAGGATTCGTGCAGAACCACGCCACGCAGATTGAAGTGAGTATATGGAAGCCAGAGAGACCAAGCGAGATTGAGGTCGATCACAAGGCTATCTTGCAGAGAGTGTCTGAGGAAGACCGTAGACGGGCTCAGGAGCGTCGCAAGGCGGCAGACAAGGCTCAGCGTATCCTCGATGAGTGCGAGCTTGCTACGCACCCGTATCTGAAGCGCAAGGGGTTTGAGGAGCTTAAGGGTAATGTCTGGAATCAGGTTCTGGTCGTTCCGATGCGTGTCGGCAAGGTGCTTGTTGGGACTCAGTTGATCGATGGCGACGGTGGCAAGAAGTTCCTCAAGGGTCAGGCAACAAATGACGCATGCTTCGTAATGGGCTCCGGGGAGCCTATTTACTGCGAGGGTTACGCCACTGGATTGTCAATCATGAGGGCGATCACCACAGGTAAGATGCGCAGGAGTGTTGTTGTGTGCTTTTCTGCGGGTAACCTCAAGCGCTTGGCGAAGAATCCTGCGGGGCTTGTGGTGGCGGATAACGACGAGTCCTTGACAGGTGAAAGAGTAGCCAAGGAGACGGGGCTGAAGTACTGGATCAGCGATACGGTCGGTGAGGATTACAACGACTATCAGTTGCGTGTCGGTCTTTTCAAATCCGTCCAAGCCCTCAAGGGGTTCTGATGGATACGTGGTCGGATGAGTACCGCCACCAGTGCCTTGTGAGGTATGTGATTCGGTGGCGGATCAAGAACAGGAAGGAAGCCCTGAAGTTTCTGAATGACTGGGAGAAGAGGCATAAAGACAAGAGGCTGGAAGAGGATGTAAGAAGGCAATGGTTCAGAGGTAACCGAGGTAAACACAACGATTGGAGATTAATATGATGTCAGATTTTCAGAAGTCATTCCTCGCTCGTGGCGGGATGCAGGTATACACACAGAAAGAGTTCGACGAGCAGCTCGCAGTTGCTAAGGCACAGATCATGCAGATTGCGATTGAAACCACAAAGACAGCGATTTCGATCGAGCGAGAGGAGTGCGCCAAGATTGCGATGGGGCTCGCCAAGGAGTGGGCGGAGATCCCAGACTCACCCTTGAGTCTTGTGATGGCGTTAGAGAAGTGCGCAGAGAACATCAGAGATAGGCTCAAGAAATGATTTACGACAAACAAAAAATTGTTGGTTGGATTGATCCTGATGCCCTTGCAAGGCTAGAGAGAGGCAGAGATCCTCATATGGGATATTCTATTTATGCCAAAAAAAAAGGATGGAAAGATGAGCGAGTTCGAGTCCCATGCTATTACAACCCACCTGAACACCCATCAACGGTAATGAGTAATGTGTTTGAGTGTGTCGTGTCAATCAACAGTCTCTTTGACGAGAGAAACAAATGAAAAGTAAAAACGGACAGTCAATCAGTACAGCGCAAGAATTATTTGATCGCCATGTTGTCAAGGGCGATGATTGCTGGTCATGGGGTGGGTACATCAATAATAAAGGTTATGGGTACACACGAATCGGCGGAAAAGTCTCAAAAGGATGGCTTGCACATAGACTTTCGTGGTCTTTACATTTTGGTGAAATACCAGATGGTCTTCATGTTTGCCACAAGTGCGATAACCGAATGTGTGTACGACCAGATCATTTGTTTTTAGGAACAAACATGGACAATATACGTGATCGAATGCAAAAAGGAAGATTGGGGTCACAATGGTGCAAAAATATTCCTCGTGAGATGCACCCTAAAAATAAAATTAAATTAACGCAATTAATGGAAATGATTGCCCTTCGTGAGTCAGGCAAAAAAGTAATGGACATTGCGCAAGAATTTGGCATAACCAAAGAACATGCAAGCCGATTGATGACTAAATTCAAACAAGGGGATGATCTTGGTTTTCATAGGTGTTGACCCCGGCGCTATCTCTGGCGCATACGCAGCGATCGATCACAACGGTGAGTTCATCGCCTGTGGAGATATCCCTAGCGTAGACGGTCGGGTCAATGCGACTAACCTCAGGTATCTGCTCAAGTCGTGCGTCTCGACGTTCGATACGGCGATGATTGCGGTCGAGTCAGTCCACAGTATGCCTAAGCAGGGGATCGCCAGTACAGCGAAGTTTATGCGTGCTGTGGGGGCGATTGAGGCGACGGCAGAGCTCACGCATTATCCGCTTGTGTTGGTTACACCACAGAAGTGGAAGAAGTACCACGGGCTGATCGGGACGGAGAAAGTAGCGAGCTTAGAGCTTGCACGATCGATGTTCCCTGAAGCCTCCTTAAAACGAATTAAAGACACAGGGCGTGCTGATGCATTGCTGATGGCGCTTTGGCTGAAGGACAATCATGAATAGCGAAGAGCTAAAGGACTTTGAGAGTTTTTACGGATGGACTGAGGAAGAATCAAAAAAGGCTGACGAACTTTTTGAAAAAAATCAACGTGAAAGCAAGTATTCAAGTTGGCATCCTCATCGTTTAAAAGATTACCAATTTCAAAAGTTTTTGTACCCAATGCTGAAGAATGATGAATATGGCACGGTGATTTTGAGTGAAAGCCTCAAAGCAGGTCATATCATTAGTAAAAATGATGTGTACAGGTTTAAAAAAAACTACAAAGAAAAAATTGAACTGATTACAAATCGAGCAATAGAGTTGCGCAAAAAAGTTTTAAGCAATATGCGTCGTCGTGAAATGTTTTATCCAGACCACTACGATTACATGACGGACATCCGAACAATAAACCGTGAGATGCACGCACTGATGCCATTTAAAGAATATTTATTTGACACACTTAAACAAATGGAGAATAAGAATGAATGATCAAGATCTATTGACCCTGTACGCAGGGCTGGCGATGCAAGGAATTATTTCACTTGGGCATGATGTATCAGCCAAGTCAATTGCCAAGGCGAGTTTCGATTTAGCAGAAGAAATGATTAAAGAACAGGGAGAGCGAATTGAGCGATTACGACCCGCACGCTGCGATTGACTACATTATCAAGAACGCAGGACGATTTGCGAAGGCGAAGTCAGAGCGCATTTACATTGAAGAATATCGTAAATCTTTGAAGGCGATCCTGATGAAGCAGAGCGGTCAGTCGGTTATTGCAGCCCAAGAGAGGGAGGCGTATGCCCACGAGGACTATGCGGCGCTCCTAGCGGGGCTACGAGAGGCTGTGGAGACCGAGGAGAAGCTCAGATGGGACTTGATCGCTGCGCAGGCTAGGGTAGAGGTCTGGCGGACTGAGCAGGCAAACAACAGATCACAAGAAAAGTTGACAATGTGATATCGTTAATTTAATATTAACTGACACACAACTTAAAGGAATGAAAATGGCTACGAAAAAGATTGAACTTGGAATGAACATTGACGACTTCCCAATGCCCTCAGGGGCGACTGTTGTTTTAGGCACAAACCCAGACAAAGAGCTTCACGACTTCGCTGTGGCGGCGTTGCAGACACTCGACTGGAACCAAATTGGAATGGGCGTTGATCAGGCAGCTCAGCTCTGTTGGGCTATGGCTGATGCGATGGTTCGTCATAAGCCATGAAGAAAAAAAAGGTAGTGATTGATCGATGGGAGCGGCTGTACGTTGGGTTTACTCTAAGGTCAGCCGCTACTCGCAAACACAGCTTGGACATCCTTGCTTGTCCGTCTCGTATAGGCAGCAAGCTCTATTACCCTAACGGTGAGGTGAGAGATGATTATCGCAGACCTGATTAAGCAGATCGTTGAGAAGATTGAGCAAGAGAAGCCAGAGATGGAAGAGTGCGACACCTGCGGACAGATCAGCCGTCTGAAGTGTGGGCTGTGTGAGTGGTGTCAGAAAAAATATGAGAGCAACAAGTGAACAATAAATTGACGGCGAAGCAAAGGGAGCATGTAGGACGGGTCAAGGAGCTGCCTTGTAGCATCTGTGACGCACCTCCACCCTCTGACGCTCATCACATTAAACAACACCGTCAGTACACCGTCGTGGCGCTCTGCAAGGAATGTCACCAAGGCGCTGTGATGGGCTGGCACGGACAGAAGCGGATGTGGGCGATCAAAAAGATGGATGAGCTCGATGCACTGAATATCACGATCGAGAGGCTGATGGAATGATCCGCTCAGCCATTCTGGAAGACATCCCCTACATTGTCTCTCTGGCAAACAAGGAGAGCATGTGCCTCGGCTTTATCCCGAAGCCAGCGTATGAGGCGGCGATCACAGGAATCAAGACAGGCAAGCGCTGGAGCACGACTTGTAACGACAAGCTGTTTGTGTGTGTAGAGAATAATGATCTAGTTGGCTTCGTCATGTTCTCGTTCGGCAAGATTAGCAAGGTCAATCAGATCTGCATTCAGGCAGACGCTAGGCTTATCGAGCGTGGACGGGCATTGCTGAGCGCTGGTATCTCTCACGCTAACCTGCGTGGCATAGAGGACTTTGCGTGTGGTTGTGCGGATGACCTCTCTAGTAACTCATTCTGGCGACAGATGGGCTGGGTGAAGGTCGGTGATCGGTTCGGTATCAGCCACAAGAACACTTGGAAAGAGACCAGCAAGCGCAAGATCAACATTTATCGATACCAAACAAACAGCCTTTTCACCAATGACTTCGGTCTAATTTTGCCCAAAGAAAACACAGTAATTGTCTTATAGGGTAAACACCTAGAAAATAATTTGCACAAATCGTTTGACACGTAGATTCGTTAACAGTATATTAACAGTACTGACAGATTGGTCAGGTAAATGGGAGAGTAAAAATGAAAGCAAACGACATCGGTTTCACCACAGTTGACACACTCGGCATGTTGCTCGCACAGATCGCTGAGCTCACAAAGCAAGCTGACGCAATTAAAGACGCAATCAAGGATTCCGCTACAAACGGCGGCGCTACAGTGTACGAGGGTGCGATGTTCAAGTCGACCTTCATCGAGTCCAACCGCAACGTCGTCGACTACAAGGCATTGCTCGCAGAGCTCGGCGCTACAGCAGATCAGATCGCAGCTCACACCAAGGTCACAGCAGTCTTCTCAGTCAAGACAACATCACGCTAATCAGATGCCCCCTTCGGGGGGCGAAGGAATCAAAATGACACGACTTCAACTGGCTGTAGAAATGATAAAAGAAATGTTTCCTGAGTTGCCCGAAAAATCTGTTGACCTGTTAGCAAGAATGATTGATTTTCAACTTAACAAACACAAAAAATAATTCACATGCCCCTTCGGGGGCTTCGGAGATCACCATGAAATTCTGTATCAACTGCCAGCACTACACATCATTCAAGAACGCCAACGATGATGGCTATTGCAGCCGCCCACAGTTGGGGATCAACCTCGTCAATGGCGAGCAGAACACTAAGGTGTGCTCGGTGCAGCGGACAAGCAATGGCAGCACTAGTTGCGGATCAGTCGGCTTTTTCTTTGAGCTGAAGGTGGTCGCATGAAGACCTTCATCATCATTGTCCTGTTCTTTATCGTGATTGCACAGGCAACAAGTCAGACCATCTACTCCAACCAGTACGGTCAACCGATCGGCAGCTCGACCACGGTGGGTAACACCACCTACTACTCGAACCAGTACGGTCAGCCTGTGGGGACGGCGACCGCCCCTACCCCTATCTACACCCCTCCCGTACCCCGATCGCCTCCTGTGGCGGCTCCTATCGTGCCTGTGATGCCACCACTACCTATGCTTCCCACCCTTCCAATGATGCCAATGCTTCCGGTGATGCGATGAACTTAGCCAGAGTGTTAGAGACCCTTGAAAAGGGCGGCGTGTTAGTACATGATGAGGTCGATGAGCTCAGGCAGGAGATACAGGCTTTACAGCGTGATGCCGAGCGTTACCGATGGCTGAACAAGTACACAGCGCACTTGTTTATGGTGACAGAGAAAGGCTTAGACGAGCAGATGGATCGGGCTATGCACAGGGGGCAGGGATGAAACACAAACACGCAGAGCTAATCAAGGCATGGGCTGATGGTGCTGAGATTCAAGTTTTTTACAATGACATAATGACATGGGGAGGTGTAGATAAACCTGATTGGCATGAATCATTAAGTTACCGCATTAAGCCTAAACCGCCTGTTGTGCGGTGGCTGTGGGCTTCTAAAATTGGTCGTGAGTGGCGCTGCCTCGATACTTTTCTTACAGACGCAGAGGCGGTACAAAAACTAAATTATTCTAATTTGGTTACGAAGCTCGAATACACACGCACGGAGTTCCCAGAATGAATAAAAACCAAGACTTTGAATTGTGGTGGCGTGGTGAAGACGAAGAGTTTCGTGATGAGCTACGAAAGAAGGACGCCAAGCGTGTGTGGGATGCAGCATACAAGGCAGGTGGCGCACAGCCTTGGTGGTCAATCACACGAGAGCAATGGGCTGTGCTGAACAAGAAACTTGGGGGTGGGAAATGAACATGGACGAAATCAACGAAGCCTTTGACCGTGAGTACGAGATACACAGCAAAGACCCCGTATACCGAATCATCAGGGCTTGTGGAATGTCTACAGCAAACTCAGACATCAATGTCTTTGCATTAGAGAAAATTATTGCGGACATAAAAGCAGCCGAACGTGAGGCTTGCATCAAACTGCTAGAAGACTTCTCAAAGACAGGCATGGTTCCCGCCAAAGATACATGGCGCATGGGGTTGATTGCAGGGGCTAATGCAATCAGAGGGAGAACAGAATGAACGACAGACAAAGACTTGAATCTATCGTGGCAATCGTGTGCAAATACCTGCCGCCTGATGGCATCAGCAGAGAGGAGGCGATGAGCCAGATCATTGAGTTGGTTGATCCTTTACCTGAGCAAGCAGAGAAAGAATCCACCCTGCAAGAGATGTCAGACATCGGGCAGGAGATTGAGTGGGACACATCCGACATGGCGCATCGGTCTGGTAAGTTGAGTGTTGAGCAAGAGCCTGTGGCGTGGATGGTGTTAACACAGGACAATAAAAAGCTAATGTTGTATGGAGAAGAAAAACCACCAATTTTCAATACCCCTGTCAAACTGATTCCCCTCTACATCGCACCATCCAAGCGGGAATGGGTTCGTCTGACCGACGAGGAGATCGAAGGGATTGCTAAAAGATTAGTAGCTGACGCTTCGTATTGCAGTTTGCATTTTGCTGTTGCCATTCAAGGCGCCTTTATGAGGAAAAACACATGATTAGCCCAAAGCAAGAACAAGTACTCGACATCCTCGCAACACGAGACAACATGACGGCGTCAGAGATTGCAGCAGAATTAAGGGCGGAGACTAAGGCAACATCAAAGCACCTACGGCATCTTGAGGATATCGGGGAGATTTATGTGTGCGAGTGGCGCAAAGGTAGGTTCGGCGTGCCTACGAAGGCGTACAGGCTCGGCAAGGGGGACTCTGTCGTACTGGTGAGTAAGCGCAAGAAGTCACTCAAGATAAAGCCAGACCCTGAGCCTTTAAAATATGACACACCACGCCCAGATTATGCTGCGGCATGGCTATTTCACGAACCCAAGGTCGAGCTATTAGGAGCACATTATGAATAACCGAGATCAGCAGTGGCGCAAGTGGTGTGATGACAACGTAGGCACAACTCGCAACGAGGATCTGCTGTACCAATGCTGGAAGGCTGCGTGGGATGAGTCACAAAACGACATAAGTGAGACGCTCGATCGTCTTCTGGCAGGTAGCACCCAGATTATGGAGGTAGGGAAAACACCTAGTAAATAATTGCGTGTGTTTACACAATATTAACGGAACGTGCTATTATTCGTCTCAGTGGAAGGCGCTTCCACCTAACCTGAGAGAGATCAAAATGAATACAGTAAGTGCGTGGGACATCGAGACATTCGAGCAAGCCACACAGTGGGCTGCTGATAAAACTGAGAGCACAGGCGTTCTTCACTTGCCAGTAGATCGTGGCGACAGCACAAGCCCACGCTACACAATCACTCCTGCGCCGATTGTGGGCGAGTTCGTCTCTGAGGTAATCAATGGCGACTACTACCCAGACAGCAAGATCGTGCGCATCACTAAGGCATGGACATGCATCACAGAGTCTGGCAAGCGCTTTCGTCGTGTTAAGAACACAGCTTGCTGGAAGATTGAGGGCGGATACACCGTCATGGTCGCTGGTACGGTTGCAGGTAACCTCGACAGACTAAACCCAGAGTTCTAATTAAACGGGGCGCAAGCCCCACCACTGAGAGAGATCATGCAAAAACACTACATCAACATCGGTCAAAAACAGTACACGGTTGTGCGTCACGACAACGGCGCTGTCAGCATCTCCACCACTTGGGAATCAATTGTTCCAAGCACGGTGTCGAGCGCTCGCCCAAGCTACAGCCACCGCCACGCTTCGATCGATCCTAGCGGTCGTCTTGGTAAAAAAATCATCGCTGCTTTAGGCTAATAGGAGCTTATCAAATGAGAAACAAAATTGTTTTTACGTTGGGTGCTTGGTCAGTTGTTCGCCACGAAAGTTCTGGCAGGGTCTCTCCTAATGAACCAAGCTGGAGCGTGTACTTCGACGGTAAGTTCTATTGTTCACAAATAACCAAAAAACGCTGCATTGCATACATTCAAGAAAGCTCAAAAATTGTTGCTTAACCTCTGAGAGAGATCACCATGAAATTTGAATACAGACTAGCAGGCATTCCATGCATCATCGAGGCGGACGTCCGCATCATCAAAGGACAGGGCTATAGCGCCCCTAGCGACATCGACGCACGTGGCTGGGTCGAGAGTACCTTCAGCGTGTTAGACCGCCGTGGACGCCCTGCTGCGTGGCTGGAGCGCAAGCTGACGGATAAGTCCACCCAAGACATCAACGAGATGATTGCGGAGCTGTCATGAAAGACGACATCGTCGCAGTAACCCTGTTCGCCCTCATGATTCTGGCGTTCTGTTTCGTGTAGGATTACAACGGGGAGTCAGGTCTTAGCCGCCTGATTTAAACGGCAGCAGTCCCGCAGACCTAAGTTCCTTGGCAGGCACTTGCACTCTGGACTGTTAGTGTTTAATTTTCTAATTGGAAATCGTGCTTTATCGAGCCCCCACCCTATTAGGGTAAGTCCTAATCAAATAGTTTGCACAATCGTTAATATTCTGTTAAATTATCTCTACTGACAAACAAGTCAGCCAACTGGGAGAGATAAGATGCGTGGATACACAATGATCGAAAACGAAGTCGCTTACGCAGCCGCAATCAAGCGCAACATTCTGGCAAACGCCAACAAGACCTTCCGTGCCAACTTCGAGCGTGCCGACGAGGTTGAGGTGTTCCTCAAGAAGTTCATCATCGTCGACGACTACGATCGTGTCGCTGGCTACAAAGAAGGTTTCATGGGCTCGATGGCGTCTGCCTTCGCCAACTTCGGTAAGCTCAGCCAGAAGCAGTACGATACCGTTGTGCGCATCATGGACGAGCAGTCAGCTAAGCGTGAGGCGTTCATGGCTGCTGTAGAGGCACAGAAAGCCCTCAGCGCACACGTTCAGACCATCGACAACGTCAAGGTCAAGGTCGAGAAGGTTCTGATCGTAGAAGCCACGAAATTCAGTTACTACGACATCGGCTTCCAGTACATGTACATCATGCGTGACGAGGCAGGCAACACGATCGTCTACAAGACCAAGAGCGAGCTGGGCTTTAAGTTCAAGACTTCCAACAAGGACAAGTTCCCGATGGACGAGCTCGCAGTGATGCAGGGCATGACAATGTGGATCAAGGCTGGCATCAAGGCACACACAGAATATAAGGGCGAGAAGCAGACCATCATCACACGTGCCAAGGTGCTGGGCATGGAGTACGTGGACAGCGAGCTCAAGGACAGGGTCGATACACGCAAGTAATACAGGCTGGGGGTTGACATGATCCCCAGTTGTAGTAAAATGTAGGCATGTAGTCGGACTGGATACCCGATGATCAAAGACCGCTTTAGAATGCGTCCCGCCCCGTAAGGGGGTCAGTCCCACAAAGACTGGTGTCCAACGGGGTGCAGCCTAAAGCGGTTTTTCTATTTCTCCCGTACACCATACGATAACAAGAGCCTGCATGGGCTGCGTGGTAGAAAACACAGGCAGGTGTACCCCTCACTGATAAGCCTCGGAGCGTTAAATGGCGACTCCACAATGTATGCGGTTATGGTGATACAGACGCATACAGATAAACATTAACCCCGTGTAGGACTGGGATCGCCTAAGAAATCATGAGGACGATCTGGGTCAAGGACTGATGACTTGCCTGTAAGCGCTGGTCTCACCCTTGGCAGAGCTATTTCCGAAACAAATTCCTTGGCTAAATAAATCCTAGTATTGGCAAACAGTCACTATCACCACTACAATCACACCATCACAACGCTTTGAGAGAAAGCATGATGGCTAGTAAACCTACAGGACGACCCACGGTATACACAGAGGAGATAGCTCTGGAGATATGCACGAGGATCACAGAGGGGCAACCACTGACGAGGATATGCAAGGATGATCACATGCCTGCGGTGTCTTCCGTCTATCTGTGGCTGCTCAAGAACAAAGTCTTTTCGGACTTGTACACACGTGCGAGGGAAGACCAGTCCGACACGCTGGCTGATCAGATCATGGAGATCGGCGACGAAATCCCCATGATGGTCATCACGGACGAGGACGGTAAGGTCACCAAGCGGATGGATCCTGCTGGCATCAATCGCAACAGACTGCGGGTGGACGCCCGTAAGTGGATCGCAGCCAAGCTCAAGCCACGCAAGTATGGCGACCGTCAAATCTTGGCTGGTGATAAGGACGCTCCTGTGGAGATCAAGCACTCCAACATACTAGACGAGACGATCCTGAACTTCGAGCGTAAGCTACAGCTACAGAATGAATCAGAAGAAAGCTAAGGAGGCTCTTCAGGAGCCCCCTGACTCCATCAGTAGCACCTTAGCTCTAATTAAGAGCGCAGAGTTCCGCAAGGAGTATGACGCCGCCCCCACCGATCAGAAGATTGCGTTCGACTGGCGGCTCAAGTGGTTAGGGGCTGCGCACCCCCATCAGATCCTGCCAAGCGGTGACTGGTGGTCGATCTGGCTGCTACTAGCAGGACGAGGAGCGGGTAAGACGAGGGTAGCGGCAGAACAGATCGGCTGGTGGGCGTGGACTACGCCTAATAGTAGGTGGCTGGTCTCCGCCCCCACCTCGGCTGATGTTCGTTCTACGTGCTTTGAGGGTGACTCAGGGCTGCTGAGCGTGATCCCAAAGGAGCTGATCAAGGACTACAACAAGAGCTACCACGAGATCAAGCTGATCAATGGCTCGCTGATCAAGGGCGTGCCGAGCTCCGAGCCTGAGCGCTTCCGAGGCGGACAGTATCATGGGGCTTGGCTCGATGAGCTTGCGGCTTGGGAGTACCTCCGAGAGGCGTGGGACATGATCATGTTCTCCGTGCGTCTGGGTGATCAGACACGTATCTTGGCGACCACCACCCCCAAGCCGAAGGAGCTCATCATGGAGCTCATCGAGCGTGATGGGGACAACGTGGTGGTGACCACCGCCTCGACCTACGACAACATCGACAACCTTGCGCCATCATTCAGGGAGCAGATTCTCAGCTATGAAGGGACGAAAATTGGTAGGCAAGAAATTTACGCTGAGATCATCGATCCAGAAGAAGGGGGGATCGTTAATCGTGACTGGTTCAGGCTTTGGCCCGCAGAGCGAGAGTTCCCTCAGTTTGAGTACGTCCTACAGAGCTATGATACTGCGTACACCGAGCGCACGACTGGTGATCCGACTGCGTGCTCTGTCTGGGGCATCTTCAAGCCGCTAGATCGTCCGCTATGTGCGATGCTGCTAGACTGTTGGTCAGAGCATCTGGCGTACCCAGACCTCAAGCCCAAGCTGCTGGAGGATTACACGGCGGTGTACGGAGAGCCGGGCAAACGAGTTGACCTCGTGCTGATCGAGGAGAAAGCGTCAGGTCAGTCGCTGATCCAAGACTTGGGGCGTGCGCATGTGCAGGTCAGGGGCTACAACCCCGGCAAACTGGACAAGGTGCAGCGTGTCCACCTCATATCAAACATCATCGCCGCTGGTCGGGTGTACCTGCCTGAGTCAACCAAGAAGAAGGGGTATGTGCGAGATTGGGCTGAGCCCTTCGTGCAGCAGGTCTGCTCGTTCCCAGAGACCAGCCACGACGACTACGTCGACACCATGAGCCAAGCCTTGAGATACCTGAGGGATGCAGGCTTTCTGGATATTGACCCTGCGCCCCATTACGACGATAATGACTACGTTGACGATTCCCGCATCAAGCGGGTAAACCCATATGCGGCGTAATCATGGCTAAAGCAAAGAAAGCATCAGGCGCACTACTAGACATATTTACGCCAAAGGGTAAGTCTACGCTGCCTGATTCAACTATCCAACAGATTGAGGAAATTGTCACACAGGGGGCGTTGCCAGTCGAGCCTAAGGTCACGGCAGCAGAGCGTGCAGCGGCTGGTCGTGCTGCCGCCAAAATGATTGAGGAGCAAGAGCAGACCAGAATGTCTGAAGCTCTTGGCGAATTAAATGTTGAGGGATTTGGGAAGCTATCTACCAGCCAAGCCGATCGTACTCGTGTTGGTGGCGGAAACATTGGGGGCGGTGCGTTCCCTGCAATATCTTTAGCTGATCCACGATACAAGGGTAAGACTTGGGGCGTGAAGGATTATGGTACTGCCAGTCGTCTGACCAACCTCACTTCACCTAGCACAATCTGGTCGACGATGCTCGGATCAGAAAATCAGTTGATGACGAATCCAATTGTCTTTGCCAAACTAGAAAAGCAGTTTAAAGATTCCATGAAGGCTGGCAACCTAACCGATGAGTTAGCAGGAAAGATCAATCAGAACCTTCAGTTGTTTATGGGTGAAGGCGCAGACATACGTGATCCAAAGATATGGAAAGAGCTAGATACGTTTGAGAAACGTGCAATGATGGCTAACTTGATGATGGGTCAAGGCTTGTCGCCACAAAAGGGTGGCGTTGCCTTAGGCGGAGAGAAAAGCGGCAAGGGTGTAATTTTCAGACCCACCGAGACTTTGATTCGAGAGACCGAGCCATCGTTGTTGCATCCAGAGCATGGCGGCGATGTGCCAACATTTGCGATCGGTCCAAGGTTGTTTACTCTGGAGAAGGACGTATCGTTCCGTCCCGACTTGCATCCCGGTTTCCCTACGCTCATCCACGGCGTAGACAAGGGCTACAATGTTCGTCCAGTCCCAAACGAGATTGCATTACCTGACTGGCACAAGCGTTTTCAAGAGGTGACAGGCGGGACGAGAAAGCCCGGTTACTACGACTTGGCTCTTGGTCTCAAAGGCGAAGGTTTGCCAAGCCAGTTGATCACAGAAGAGTTCCTTACGAAACTGCAAAAGGCAGGCTACGCCGACGGCGGCATGGTCGAGTCTCCCACGCAGGAAGCGATAGCGGACACAGTGCAGAACCCGAACGCCGCACGCATGCTAGAGATGGATCTGGCAAACTTGGCGCTTACGCAACAGCCTCAGCGTATGGCTGGTGGAGGTCTACCTAAGATGCTGAGGGTGATGCACGGCAGCCCGACCAAGATCAAGGCAACGAACGAGCGCCCCCTGCATGTGACGACAGATCCGCTGTACGCAACCAAGCGTGGCTCAGACAAGCTCGATCAGATGGGGATGGAAGGTCCGCCTATGGTGAACCGCTACGACATCCCAGAGGACAAGCTGCTGCGTATGGACGAGACGATGTACTCGCCTGAGACGATCAACCTCATGCGCAGGTACTGGAATCGCATCCCCGCAGACAAGGGCATGACTGGCGAAGAGATATACGACCTGCTGAGTGCGAACAAGCAGCCGTTTGATCGACTGCTGCCCGGCATCTCGCAGGCTGGTGGCTTCCTTGGCTATCAGCGCCCAGCGACAGGCACAGGCGGCAGGGACGAGTGGTTCAAGATCATGCGCCCAGAGAGCCTTGAGGTCGTCAAGAAGAAGGGCGGTGCTGTGAAGCGACCCTCCCCCGAAGAGATGCGCATAGAGATGATGGAGCGTGGCTATGGCAAAAGGTAAGAAGTTTGTAGATCTTGCGTTGTCAGGCGTCAAGACCCCTGCGCAGATGAAGGCGGAGATGGCGGTCGACAGAGCCAAGGGCGTGCTACCTAAGGCTGAGCGTGATGCCAATCTGGAAAAGATGCTTGATGAGAGTGCGGTCAAGGAACGTCTGTATCACTCGACTTATTCTGACTTCCCAGAGTTCAAAACAAATTTTGGAGAGGATGAGTATTTTCAATTTGGCTCACACGTGGGATCTGTTGATGCAGCGAGTAATAGACTATCGTTAAAGCAAGCTGAAGACGCTGCACGTGGAACTAAAGGTAGTGAATCAGGTGCGAATATTATGCCTGTTTATGCAAAGATCACCAACCCATTAAGATTGGATGAGAACAGGACAGGGCGTTGGGGTGTAGACGACATTATGTCCACTATTATGGAAAAAGCAGACGCAGGGGATATAGAAGGAATTCCTCCTGATATTGTGGATGACTTTTTTAATGACAATTTACAAATTGAAAAATTCTTGGGTAAAAAAGTAAAGGGCGAGCCACGTGTCTGGCAAAATACAATGGATTGGAATCCTGAAGAAAGAAGTGAGCTTCTGACAGAATTTATTGAAAAGCTAGGTCACGATGGAATTGTTTACAATAATTTGTTTGAAGGCGGCGGAGATAGCTATTTAGTTTTACGTCCCACACAGCTAAAATCAGCAATAGGAAACCAAGGCACATACGACACTACCAACCCTGACATCACCAAGGCTCGTGGCGGCATCATCAAGATGGGCAAGGGCGGTGTAGGTCGTAAGCTAGGAGACAAGATCCTGCCTAAGGTCGAAGCACCCAGCGTGATGACCCGCAGCGAGATATCAGATCTGGCTGACTACATTAAGAACCGTGAGGGCGGATACGGCTTGCGTCGTGTAGAGCGTGCCGCAGACGAGATCCCAAGACTGGGCGATTTGTACACGCAGGATGCGTTGAGAGGCGTTTTCAGTGGCGATAACGCCCGTGCGCTGATGACGATGAACCCTGCGGACTTTGAGAGATACTCTGCTCCGTTGTTGACGGACTTGTCGCAGAAAAGCAAAGATAATATTGCAAACCTAAAAGCAATTCAGAAGGTGGGTGGGTTCTCCGATGTTCCGTTTTTTCTAGTCAATAAGGAGTTGGCTGGATCAACTGGCTTGCCTTGGATTACAGGACACGAGGGACGCCATCGCAGTAGAGCAATCGATGAGGCTGGCATACAGGCTGGACTAGTTCAATTCTTGCCAAGGGCAGAGCTGCGTGAGCCATTCCCCCGTCGATCGCAAGAGCAGTACATCGAAGCAATCAGAAAAGAAATGGAACTGAGCGGCAACAAAGTTAAGCCAGAAAAGTATTACTTAGATGAAAAAGATGAAAAGTCATTCCAGCGCCCAACGATCGACCTGCCTGACCTGTACGCCAACGGCGGCATAGTCAAGATGGCTGAAGGCGGTGAGCCTAGTCAGGAAGAGCTTGATCGTATGCGGCTTGAGCTGAACAACAGCCCCGTCATCCAAGCCACGCCACAGACGCCCTTACAGCGTGGTATCGGTACGCTTGGCGGCTACATGGATCGTGCAGGACAGTTCGTCAGCAAGTCGATAGAGCCTCTTGCAGAGACGCACCCAGTCAAGCACTTCCTTGCTGATATGTTCTTGGCTGATACCCTCAAGAGTGCGGGTACAGCGTTGCAGGACTACACCAAGACGAGCCGAGATATTACAGAGGATCAGCCATATCGTCGTGCTCCCATTACTGGTAGCGGACAGACGATGTCTCTCGATCCACGCATGTTGGATGTAATCGGCTTTGCTCAGCCAGCCGCAAGTCTCGGCATAAAGGCAGGAAAGGCAGGCGTCAAGGCAGCAACACCGTTTGCCAAAGACGTCGGCGAGATGGCGAGCGAGATGTACATGTCTGGCAGGATGCCGGGCATGGTCTCCCCCAACGCCTATGTCGTCAAGCCCAAAGGCGGTAACTGGCTGGGTGAGGGAGTTGATAAAACGATTGAACCGTTGAAAGTTCGACTCAACGATCAATTCATCAGCGGTGAAATGATTAATGAGATGGCTGGTGAAGACCTCTGGTCAAAGATCATCAGTGATGGGAAGCAAGGATCTGCACGTAACTGGCTTTACTCTAACCGTCCTGATGTGTTTGACAAGATATATGGTCGTGAGAGCATTCCTATTAATAATTGGCTAGAAACCAAGCTCAAGAAGTACATCAAAAATGAGATGGGTACGCCAGAGGATCCAGTGCGAAAGCTGGCTGATCAAGGAAAGCTGCACACAAGCACAGACGAATTCCCTAACATAATGGATGATGAGTTTACTGACGTTTTTTCACAAGGCTATATAGGAGAAAGACGTAAAGCCGCTGGGTTCCCCACCGAGAGTTATGCAGATACTTTTGAAGGCAGGAACTGGGAAGCCTCTACCGATATGGCTATCAATAGAAAAAAAGCCAAAACTTTATTAAAACAAGCAGATTCTCCTGCCCCAGCGGACTCAATTAAAGACTTAGTAGATCAAAATCCTTGGCTGCGGCAGACGGATCCCGACACGCCTATATATGATCTTGATCGTTCTAGAGCTTCTGATCTCGGCTTTGATCACATCGTAGATGAGCTTAAGAACGCAATGCGGGTTGACTCCGACCTGCCAGAGAAGTTGCGGATTGAACCGACCAAGCTCGAAAAGATGACCGTGCCTCAGGTGATTGAGCGTGTGTCGGAGATTAACAAGTGGCGTGCTGAGAATCAAGCAGCAGCCAACCAAAAGCTCGCCATGAATCCTGCGACACAGGTCTTCAAGGAGTACCCTGATCAAGGATACAAGTGGGTTGAGCTTGCTATGCCTAAGATTACCGTTGACACACCGTTACCCGAAGGCTTTAGATGGCTAGAGCCAAAGGATGGGCTAGAGCGATTAGAAGGTCCAAGCATCCTTGATCCAGAGCGTACACGCAGATACCTCGGCAATACAAAAGAGGAAGCGCTTGTAGCGGCTCAGGAAAGATCAATGCTTGGTGCTGAGCAACAAAAGATGCTTGAAGACGCTCTAAAGTATGAGGGTGACACAATGGGTCACTGCGTCGGCGGTTACTGCCCAGATCTGCTTGAGGGAAGATCCCGCATCTACTCACTGCGTGACTCGAAGGGTCAGCCGCATGTGACGATTGAGGTTAGCCCAAACGAAATAAAATCATGGTATGACGTAGATAAAGCCGTTGGTTCTCTTGAAGGCGCAAAATTGCGAAGAGAGTTTGAGGAGATTATTGGTAACAAAATGTACAAGGAAGCAGATTTCAAAATGTTTATGGAAAATAAGGGTATTAAAATGCCTCCTTCCATAGAGCAAATCAAGGGCAAGGGCAACGCTAAACCAAAAGACACGTACCTACCGTTTGTGCAGGACTTTGTGCAAACTGGGGAATGGTCTAAAGTTGAAGATTTAAAAAACACTGGCTTGATCCGTGCGGGTATCGGCGGTAAGTTGATGACTCCTGCTGAGCACGCTAAGTGGTTGGCTAGAGGAGAGGATGGCATGAAGAGCGGTGGTAAAGTACAATTCGCTAAATCGCTTGACGCAATGCGCCACGAATTAACAAAGGCTAAATAATGGCTACAGAATTCCCGATCCCTGAAGACTACGGTCGCTTCATTCCTCCCATGTCTGCGGAAGAAGAGAGCGGCGAGATAGGCGAGATCCCTCTCTCACAGTTGTTCTCTGCCGATGCGCAGGAAGAGATTGAGGAGATGGAGGACGGCTCAGCAATCGTTCGCATGAGCGACCTGAAGACGCCTGACGAGTCCCCAGACTTCTACACGAACATGGCGGAAGAGCTCGACTCGTGGGAGCTGAGCAAGATCGCCATCAAGTACATTGACCTGATCGAGAAAGACAAGCAGGCACGAGAGGATCGTGACAAGCAGTATGAGGAAGGATTACGCAGAACAGGATTAGGGCATGACGCCCCCGGTGGGGCATCGTTCATGGGCGCATCCCGTGTCGTCCACCCGATCATGGCTGAGACCTGCATTGACTTCTCCGCACGTGCGATCAAGGAGCTGTTTCCGCCTGACGGTCCCGTCAAGACGAAGATCAACGGTGAAGTGACAGACGAGAAGGTCACACGAGCCGAGCGCAAGCGTGACTTCATGAACTGGCAGATCACCGAGCAGATTGAAGAGTACCGTGACGAGCAGGAGCAGACGCTCACGCAGACACCACTAGGTGGCTCACAGTACATGAAGATCTGGCGTGACGACCAAAAGAAGCGCTCATGCGTTGAGTTCTTGCCGATCGACAACGTCTACCTTCCATATGCCTCAGGTAATTTCTACACCGCCTCACGTGTCACAGAGGTCAACGACATCACTCAGGAAGAGTTCGAAGTACGTGTCGACTCTGGCATCTACCGAGACATCTCGATCTTCCGTGCCTCACAAGATCCTGAGCAGACTAAGCCAGAGAAGGCGAATGACAAGATTGAGGGCAAGAACTCGTCCGACAACATTGACGGCGTGCGTCGTGTGTTTCACATCTACACATGGATGGAGCTTGAGGACGACGGATTCTCCAAGGGTAATCGTGCGCCTTACATCTTGATGATCGATGAGTTGACGACCGAGGTCGTAGGACTCTACCGTAACTGGGAAGACGGCGACAAGTCGATGACGAAGATGGACTGGATCGTCGAGTTTAAATTTATTCCGTGGAGGGGCGCATATGCTATTGGCTTGCCTCATCTTATTGGTGGTATATCTGCCGCTCTTACTGGTAGTTTACGGGCTTTGCTCGACTCCGCACACATCAACACAAACCCGACAATGCTCAAGCTCAAGGGCGGAAAGATGTCTGGGCAAAGCATCGTTGTTGAGCCGACTCAAGTCACGGAGATTGAAGCAGCGCCGGGTATCGATGACATTCGAAAAGTCGCCATGCCAATGCCCTTCAACCAGCCATCTCCCGTCCTGTTCCAATTACTGGGCTGGCTGACCGCTGCCGCTAAAGGCGTGGTCACGACCGCAGAAGAGAAGATTGCGGACGTTACCTCGAACTCTCCTGTGGGTACGACTCAGGCACTGATCGAACAGGGCGCTGCGGTGTTCTCATCGATCCATGCACGCCTTCACACGAGTCAGGCACGAGTCTTTAAGATCCTTGCACGCTTGAACCGTTGGTATCTCGATGAGGACGATATCGAGATGGCACGTGAGCTCGGCGTCACGAGCGAGGACTTCGA